GCTGTTCTACCATAACTGCATATTCGTTATCAGTGCTATAAGTTCCACTATTTACAGTAACCGGCTTTGCTAACTTACCACTTTCTGAGAAGTTCGGATCTCCCTCATATGCCACAACATTTCCTGTTTTGTAGTCGATCATGCAACGTTTTCGCTTCCAGGGGCCAATATTATCAAAATCTTTACCAGCTGTTAGATTACTAGCACCAGCTAATCGAGTAAATTGATTATTTTCAAAATCTGCTTCAAGGCCGTATACATCTCCATTATTGTATCCAACAATAGTTTGCACATCGTTCAATTGTTGCCGTAATTCATCAACTTCATATGAGCTTGCATAACCTACACCTTGAAGCAAGTTAACTTGATCAGCATTACCAACAGTTACTGTAATTTTAAACATAGCCCCAGAAGTAGTCTTCCCATTGTATGGTGGCATATAACCAGGCTGATCAGCGTAAGTATAGGCATACAAAATTTCATTACCACCATTGTCCTCAGCACATAATCCTAAGGTTTTCATATAATACCCCTTAGTTAGCTGTGTATTATCAACACTAGCAATAACTTCTACTGATGGATTAGACATACCAGCCAAACTTTCAACAGTGTGAACTTGTAGTTCTGGTGTTTCTTGGTTAATAGTTGCAAAATAGTTAAGCTTAATACCCTCATCAGCAGAATTTTCTCCACTTGTAGCCTTATCATTAATGATAGCAACATCATCTTCTGAAATAATTAACCGTGTAAAGGATAATGTTTTCTTTCCAGCGATAATATCAGACATTAATTTTTGACCATCCCGAGTAATTATCACACGTTTAAAATCTGCCATTTATTTTCCCTCTTTCTTTTCTTCTGTTATTACGTACATCTCAACCGAAATATTAGTTGTCCCAAGTTCTGCTTTCCCACTTGTTTTAATTGAAGTATTATATTGATCTGTCAAGTCTACAGTCTCGGTGCTAAAAACTGTAGTTCCTAAATCAAACCTACCTGATGCTTTACGGTTATAGTCCTTACTATCATCAAACTCATAAACTTCAATGCTTGCCATTGTCGTGCCAAGCTCAAAGTGTCCAACAGCTGTAGCGGTAAATTGTAAATCCTGTAGCCTTACTCCAGCAGCGATTATTGATTCAATTTGATGAATCATAAACTCCTGTTCATATTCAGACCTTGCAAATCTCATAGGAACACTATTGAGCCGTATTGCTAAAGGTTCTCGTTCTCCATTCGGTAATAAAACAGGTCGTAACCTAACATCTTTTACGCTTATCCCTAATGCATTCTGCATTGTTCGCAAGACACCATTAACTGTAGTATCACCTTTACGATTAGCAATTTTCGACTTAATCATCATCCGGTAGAAATTATCATCAACTGGGCCACGTTTTACACCGTATTTATCCCCTAAATTATCAAGAAGTTTTCCCTTAGCATTTTCAACATTTCGATAAAACTCAATATTATCAAGTGTTTCATTAATTTCATCTAATCGACTGGTATATAACTTAGCTAATTTCCAATTATTGCTATCTTTGTTTTTAACTAAAGAACTAGGAATCAGCTTTAAGAACTTTTTTAAGAAGCTCATGAAATCATCACCTTTTCAGCAGTAACTTGGGCTGTTTCAACATTAGTTAATGTAATATCTTGAGCAGCTAAACTATCCTTTGATGTTCCAATCTTGATATCAGCTACTTGTATACCAGGAACTTGATCATAGATAAGTCTATAGAGATAGGAATAATATACTGTGTTTCCCATCCCAACCTCATTAATGTATTTCATAACAATCTTCTTAACCTGTTCATCCCCATCTAATGGATATTCATTAGTTTTAGTTAATTTAATTGAAACATATACATCTTGAGTAGTTGGATAATCAAAGCAGATTGTATGCTTTCCGCCTGCAATATCAGTAACATCTATTTTCTGTTGTCCAACAGTTGAAACACCAGCACTAACAGAGTTAAAAATTGCTTCTGCAACGTCATTTTTATAACCACCATTAACATAAATATGAATAGATTTAGCTGGTGTATTGGTTGTAGTATCATCTACCATTGTGTCATTAGCGATTATTCGTACAGCCGTTACTCCTGTGACCTTTTCAATTGCAGTAATAATACCGTTATATGGAGATGAAGGAGCTACTGTTCGATTAGAAAGATTAATACGATCTCGAAAGTTAATATCTGTTTCCTGATCAGCACCGCCAGAAATTTCCTCAACAGTTACATATCGAATATTTTCATTGGAGTTAACCATAATTGCCGAAGTTTTATTGGCTTTATTATAGTTAGCTCCTGTTTTATTAGCATACAGATAGTGTGAAGTGCCACTCCCTAGATTAGGAATGTTTCCGTTACTATCCGCCGGTAACTGAATATAAGCTCTGTCATCGGTTGTTAAACCCGATTCACCCGTATCTGTAAGCGTGGTTTCCTCAGAAGTCACATACTCTAAACCATCAGGCGTTCTTACTAACGTTCCAGCTGGGACAGTATAGCCAATCTTCCCATAAAAAGTTACACTTCCCATCGCAACTTGTGCTGGTAAACGTGTCAAACCAACGTTAGCTCCTAATTGGTCTAATGTAGTACCTGTAGCCGAATCAACAAACTGGGAATTATAGATCACTTCTGCAAGTTGGTAAAGCTTATCCATAAAGTAAGAATGGATACGAATTAAAATTCCGCCTACTGAATGAGCGTTTGTCTGAGCATTCTCTCCAAACAGTTGTACCCATTTTGCTGATTCCTGTTGCACAATTTCATCGTATGTAGGTCTTACAAAACCTTTTTCATCAAGCATAATCCACCTCCATTTCCGCCTTTGTTTCTCCAACGTTTCCGGTTAGCTTGAGAGTGATTGATCTATCATGATCATTAACAATAGCCTTAACATTGATATTTTTTAAACGATCTTCTTGTTGCAGTGCTTCATAAACATCACTTGCTGCTATTTCAACATCACTTTTCTTCCCAAGTAAATTTGCTCTCCTAAGCCCCATTTCAGGCGCAAAAGAAAACTCTCCTTTACGAGTTCCAAGGATTATTTCTGCTGATTTGATTACCTCTTGATTATCGTTAACATAATCAAATTGAATATCCCCATCATCTAGCTTAATGTCCTGCAAACCACATCACCTCACAAATTACTGCATCGTTCACATCGTGCATTCGTTTGTTAGCAAGCGAAAACTCTCTATTATCAGCTTTACTCCAATTCTCCATTGAGCGATCAAGGAATAACACTAATACAACAGCACCTTCACTAATGTAGCTTTGAGCGATTAGTCCAACAGGAACATTAATAAGAGGTGCACGTTTCTTTCCACTAGCATTCAGTGCTAATGGTTGTACATCAGCTCTACTACGATCACTGTTTAATTTATAAACTCTAGCAAGTTGAGCCACATGAAGATTAGCATTAATGTTATTTTGTAGAATTTTTAAGAATTTAATATCTTGGTCTCGTTTTCTTACCATGAATTACTGTGTCACCGCCTCAAATTCTGTTCTTGCTTCTTCACCGTCAAAACTATGTTCGCCGTTGATAACCATAACTCCCACATTAGCGTATTTGTTATGAAGCTTAACCCAAGCAAATGTTGTTAAGTGATAGTTAAGAATAGAAGTTGCTGAGTAACTCCAAGCACCTAAACCATCGTCATCATCTTCATAATCCGCCCAGTCATCATCACGGCTTTCTCGTGTTGGTCCTTCAACCAGACCTGTTGCTGGGCTTAAATCAAACTGATCAGCACCATTGCCATCGTATACATATCGCATAGTTAGCTGACCTCTTAAGTAAAATAGACTTGCTTTACAATCCTGAGCTAAAGTGCTTAACACTTCCATAGGATGATCATCTGCTGTAAAGCCATCGTTATAACACTTATTATCTTTGATAGAGATATATCGTAAGTTGATTCCAGCAGCGCTTACCACTTGCGGAATGATTGTTGAAGCATAAGTATTATTTGCAAACGTCATATTGATTTTTGGCTTTCGTGTATAATCTTCACCTTCAAGAATCCGAATTTTGTAAGCTGTATCCGCATCCTCAGCATATGGAATTGTGGTTTTGTAGATGGTCCCACTAACAAGAAGCCCCACATCACCAGAATAACCAGCATAAAGTTCTGCCTTGTTTCCTGGTTGAATAAGATTAAAGTGGTTAGGATCAATATTGAACAGTTCAATTTCTGTAATGTGTTTCTCTGTTTCATTAGAAAAAGGTACAGTGAAATGAATTTCAATAGAATCCTTCATCTTGCCATATTGATATGTCAAATTGGCGTTAGCCGTGTGGACCACAACTTTACATTCAAAATTAAACTGTGGTTTACCCATTATCTTCCACCACCGTATCTATAAATAAAAAGACCGTTTTTCCAAAGGTCTCCTTATTACAAATATTCGATTTTCCAGATTCATCCAGCGGAACTAGATCAACCATCGGAATACGATCATCAACATAGTTTTCCCATAAACGTTTACCATAAATCAGTTTCTCACCTGTAATAATTGGATTATTTTGAACGTCATATAAATCTGCTGTATAAAAATCACCAGCTTCATTGTAATTAATCCCAATGCTTACAGAAGTATTACCAAAGTCAGTAGAAAACATTTGCGGTATTTTGGAGAAATTTTGATCTATAAGACATTACTTCACCCTCGCTCTAACGCCTACTGGAATTCTTCGATCAGGCCAGTGGTTCCAGTTTCTTAATGTTTGAATTGGTGTACCATATTGTTTCCACCATCCCCAATAAGTGTTACCGGGTCTAACAGTCACCCACACACCAGGATTAGCTGGTGGACTAGGCGCTTTTGGTCCAACGTTCATAGCCTTAACATAGCTTGATTGAACAATGTCTATGTAGGTTAATTCCATTTCAAACTTAATAGCGTTCTTATATCCACCATCTTCATAAATCCTGTGCAGTGTGGTAATCATCATGTTTCCATGCCAGATAGCACCAGCATATTGCAGAATGGAACCTTTTGATTGCCAATCTAACAATTGTTGCCATTGTCTTTGAATATCATATCGATCTTTACCAAAAAGCAGACCTTCAAATGTGAAAGTCTGCTCTTCTCGTTGCGTATGATCTGTGATATTATTGCCGGCTTGAATTGGATATTTAGAAACCGTATTAGTGGTTTCTTCTTCCTCTCGTTCAACATGGATTACAACTTGTTCATTACCAACTGCTAAAACAGCCATTTCTACACCTCACTTTCCGGGAATGCAATCGTAAGCTTCTCAGCTATTTGATTAGCAATCTGATTAATTAATTTCTGATCAATTCCACCACTACCATCAACATTCACATTGATATTGAAGGTATTATGGTTAACCGTTGTTGACTTTTGGCTCTTTTGATTGGAGCTATTTTCATTTTTGAGATTAAAAGTAGGAGTACCTGTCTTTAGTCGAGGGAACTTCTTTTTAGTCTCATTAGCATTAAGAACTTGAGTTCCTTCTTCTAAAGGAACTACTAAATTTCTTTGCTTAGGGAATAATCCAATCGTTCCAGCCTTAGTCATGAATACTTCAACAAAATCGGCGCCTGGTGCATCATTAACAAGATAGTTTCCCCGCTTAACACCACCATTGGCGGACCATTGCGCTGTAGTAGCTGCTGGAGTTCCTTTAGCAAGAGCAGCAATAAAGCTCTTACTTGCTCCTGGTGTCCCTGTTGCTAATCGTCCATTAAATGCAGAAGTAGCGCCTGGAGTACCAGTAGCTAGATGTCCACTCTTAGAAACCGTTGCTGTAATAGTAACGTGTTTACTATGAACTGCATTAATTGCACTAGCTAATGCACGCACTTCACCAGTACCATTAACCTTAGCGCTAACACTAACGCTTTTACCTTTAACAGAATTAATAGCGCTAGTTAATTGCTTAACCTGTCCTGTACCAGTTACTTTAGCAGTAACACTAGCCGTTTTGTTTTTAACTCCATTAATAGCACTTTGCAGACTCTTAACTTGACCTGTACCAGTAGCAGAAGCTCTTACTCGTGCCGTTTTATTCTTAACTCGGTTAATTGCACTAGCCAAACTCTTAACTTGACCAGCACCAGAAGCGGAAGCTCTTACTCGTGCTGTCTTGTTTTTGACACGTTTAATTGAACTTGCTAGAGACTTGACTTTACCTGCACCTGTTGCAGTAGCTCTTACCCTAGCGTTCTTGTTCTTAACTTTCTTAATATCTCTAGCTAATTTCTTGACTTTGTTCTCGCCAGAAACTCGAACCCTTACTTTAGCATTCTTGTTTTTGACTTTCTTGAGATCCTTAGAAAGTTTCTTTACTTTGTTTTCACCAGAAGTTTTAACCTTAATCTTGGCGTTTTTATTCTTAACCTTCTTGGTATCCTTAGCTAACTTCTTAACCTTGTTACCACCTGAGGTCTTAGCCTTAATCTTGGCATTCTTATTTTTAACGTTCTTAGTATCTTTGGCTAACTTTTTAACTTTGTTACCACCAGAAGTTTTAGCCTTAACTTTAGCATTTTTGCTCTTAACGCCTTTAGTAGCTTTTGAAAGCTTTTTAGCGTCTTTAGTGCCTTTTACGTTTGCCTTAACTTTGGCGTTTTTATTCTTAACACCTTTAGTAGCCTTAGATAAATCTTTAGCCTTTTTAGTGCCTTTCACACTAGCCTTTACATTTGAGCGTTTATTAGAACTCCCTTTGCTTCCACTATGGCTCTTGCCCTTAGATGATGACTTAGCTTTCTTAGAAGCTGCCTTGTTCATATTAGAAGCAGCTTTATCTAACTTACGGGAAGCTGATTTCTGATCCCGACTAGCACTCTTATTGCTTCTGCTTGATCTCTTCTTGCTTGATGAGCTTGAACGTGACTTCTTAGAGCAAGGTTTGGAACTACCATGAGAAGACTTGGACTTAGAACGACTAGGTTTTCTGCTTCCTGATCTTTTAGACGATCAGCTCTTCTTAGGCTTGCTCTTAGAAGAAGCTCCACCTTTGCTACCTTTGCCTTTAGAACTTGCTTTAGGCTTTTTGTAGTCTTCCCCAGTGTCATCTTTATACTTCTTCTTGGCTTTATTAACCTTATTCTGAGCAGATTTTGTATTCTTCCTTGCCTTTTGGTAATTCTTATCACCTTTGGCTAGCAACTTTGCCTGGTTCCTTGCATCTTTGCCATGCAGTTTTTGATTATATGCCTCACCTAAAGCTTTAGTATAAGCATCATCATAAGCCTTTTTTTCATTTTTCTTAGCTTTACTTAATTTACTTTGAGCACTCTTAATGCCTTTAGCATCGCCTGCTTTAACCTGTTTTTGAGCTTGACTAAAGTACTTATTAGCTGAAGTTAAATCTCCTGCCTGCATAGCTTGATCATAAAGTTGCGCTGCTGCCTGTGCTTTTGCATTACCTTTAGAAGCAGCATTCATCGTTTTATACGCTTTAGCAGCGGAAACCGGTGGCTTTTGTCCAGCAGATTGGTAGAGACTGTTATAGCCATTTGTGAAATTGGTTTTAGCAACTATTTCATCTGCTTTGATAGCATCACGCTGTTGCTGAGTTAGTTTGTTACTTGATGGCCTACTTCCACCGAATTTTGAGCCGATCCATGAACCAACTTTTCCACCAGCCCATCCACCAAGAAAACTACCGGCGACCGCACCTACTGTAGGCATTCCAATTAGTGAACCTAAAGCAGTTCCTGCAGCCATCCCTACAGTAGACCCAACACCTTGCCCTACTGCATTTCCAACGCCTTTATGACGTGCAAGAGAACCTGATTTTGTGGTTCCTATTACTGACATGGCATCCATAGCAGCAAAGGTAGCATTCATTCCAGGAGCGCCTCTACCTATAAAGCCTCTTGCTGCTCTTAAGCCACGTCCAGTCGCTAATGCTCCACGATAAACAGCATTACCAACTCTACTTTCACCAAAGACACGTTGACCGGCTCTACCAACACCGGTTAATACATTACCTTTAATTCTTTGAACAAAACTACCTTTTCCATGTTGTGGATTAGCAGCACTCAGATAATTCTGCCCTCGAGAAATCAGTTTGTTAAACCAAGCGTTAGGATCACCATTGGTACCTGCTTTACTATGATAGAGACCGGTTCTGGTTAGCGGTCCTGTATAACCATCATAAAGTTCTCCGTTGTTGTAATAGCCAGTGCTACTACCATAAGTTGAACTAACTCCACCACCAAAGCCACCATTTCGTCCACCGCTATTCATTCGATTAGCAGCAGACATCATAGTGTTAGCGGCATTCTGCATTTTACCAGCAGCGCTCATATTCTTAGCTTCATCAAGCTTTTTAATACCAGTAATCTTAGAAATAAGACCACTTAACCCTTTACCAACTACTGGTAACTTTGAAGCAAACTTTAACAATGGTTGCATTGCCTTAGTAATGCCTTGACCAATACCTGGTAATTTAGATAGGCCACGAATGGCAACTAAGAAAGCAGTAACTTTTCCAGTAGCATTACCCAGCTCATTTCCAATAGTTGAAAATTTACCTTTTGCTCCCTTAGGAATAGCATCACTTAACTTAGAGGCGGTACTCTTTAAGCCATTATAAGCAGTGGATAATCCATTTTTAAACGCCTTGACTTGATCAATAAATCCAGTTGAGAACCCGCCAGCAATCGGCTTAGCTACATCGGATAACTTCTTAGCTAAATCAATTGCTTCACGTCCGCCTTTACCAACAGCAGAAATAACACCAGTTGTACCATCAGCTACTTTATTAGTGAATCCTTCTGTTTTCTTCGGATTATTAAACCAATCAGTAATTCGTGAGAATAGTTTCCCATCTCCACCAAAGGCTTTATTAAGACCTTTTCCTAAACGCTCTTCAAAGCCTGCTGTCATACGGACCATACCGTTCTTTACAGCACGTTGTACCCCAGCCAAGCTTTGATTCATTTTCTTAGAAGCATCTGAAACACCAGGAGCCATACCCATCATATGGATAGCTTCAACTAAGTCATCCCCTTTGTAATCTTGGGGCTTAGTTGCATCTTTACCTGTTCGCTTTTTATATGCACGATTAAGAAATTCATCAACGTTAGGGTTAAAAGACTTTAATTGATTTAATCGGTCTGTATCCATTTTATCTTGGTCTAAAGTCTTAGCAACAGAAGCGATGAAACGTCCCATTTCTTCATCATTCATACCACCGGCATCTTGCAGGTTAAGCATGTCTTTAGTAAGTTGTAACGTTTTCTTGTTATTACCGGCGGTTGAAACACCACCACCTGTTGCATAAAAGGCCAATGCTGCATCTGAAACTTGCCCGTAATCATTACCGGCTGATGTAGCCAAGTTCTGAATATCACGAACCATTCCCTTAGAAAAACGGGTAGCTTGTGCATTGGTCATACTTCGTCCAAGAAGATCACTAACTGACCTTGCATTAGAAGCCCATGAAACTTGCGAGGCCTGTTGTTGACTAATGTAACTTAAACCAGACCCAAAAAGTCCTTTAACTCCTTCACCTGCTGCCATAATCCCATTAGCAGCAAGATTACCAAGAGTATACATACCAACAACATCTCTAACAGCTCCTCGTACTTTACCTTCCTTTTTTTCAGGAGAAGAAGCACTAATTGCTGCCATTTGGCGTTCTGCTTGAGCATTTTGTCTAGCAGATTGAGCCGCTTGTTGTCGTGCTTGTGCTCCTCGTTGGGCTGCACTTGCACTCTGTTGTTCTGCCTGAGCTACAGAATGAGCTGCACTTGCCAATTCTCGCTCAGCAGAAACGGACCGGCGAACAGAACTTTGAAACTGATTAGCCTTACTTTCTGCACGACTAAGGCCTTCACTAATTTTCTGTCCGACCATACTACCATTAACGCTATTTACTTGTTCTAGCTTGCTTTTTAACTGACTAGCCTTAGCTTCTGCCTTAGATAGTCCTTCTACAGCACTATTTCCAACTTTGCTAAGACTAACGTTATCAGCTTGCTCAAGCTTAGACTTAAGTTGACTAGCTTTATTTTCTGCTTTGGAAAGTCCTTCTGATGCAGAATTTCCAGTCTTATTAAGATTAACGTTATTGGCTTGTTCTAATTTTGCTTTAAGCTGATTGGCTTTATTCTCTGCCTTAGTTAGTCCCTCAGCAGCAGTATTACCAACTTTGCTTAAATTAATATCATCGGCTTGTTTAATAGCCGCCTTTAATTCTTTTGCTTCTACCTTAGCTTTATTAATGCTAGAGGATAAACCGCTTAAACCATTGTTTCCACCACTCCGGCCTAAGCTTGATAGAGATTGATTAATTTCCTTGATTAAGCTATTGGCTCTCTCAAGTTCTGAAAGTCCACTAACCTTAACATTCGCCCGGATTGTGGTTTCATTACTCATCCTCTATCCCAACTCCTCCCATCAATTCTAGCTTTCGGCTTGCAACTTCATTTAATATTTGCACCTCTTTCATAGTGGCTCTCTCCATTTCTTCACGAGTAGCCACTCCAGCAATTACCGGGAACCAAAAAGCGTCATTCTCATTGACTTCATTGATGATTTCCGCTTGATTAGCTGGTTTAGAGTAAGCCACCAAGAAAGGAGTCCATCGCATCAAATAATTCGTTCACACCAGGACGATCAATCAAGTCATCAAGTGATGTTAACTTTTCACTAACCACAATGTTTTGAAGGTATTCATCGAATAAGATTGACTTTGCAATTTGACCATTTGCCATTGTTGCATTATCTAGCATTTCATAGGCCTTCTTAAGCCCTGGGAATTGGAAACGATACTTCCATTCATAACCATTAGCATCAGTAAATGTCCAATCTTCATGAGCGCTTAAACGGTCTACAGTTGCAGGTTGTACTTGGTTGTTCTTAACGTTTGTGTTCTTTTCAGTCATAATAAAAATTCCTCCTAAAATGTATCTTTATGAAAAAAACGGCTAAAGGAATTGAACCCTTAGCCGTTATTTAGTTACCAGTAATTACAAAGCTTCTACACGCATATCTAATACTTCAAAAGTGTAAGAACGTTTTGGAGTATCTTTACCAAAGGCACCATCTGGGACCTTAACAATAAATGCTTGATTACCAGAAACCTTTTCAAATTCGGAAGTAATTGATAACGTTACTTGCTTATTAGCGTTAGCAATACCATTTAGATATTTATGATCTACTGAGTTACCAGTTAAATTAATTGTTACTGTAGCAAGGTGATTGTTGTTGATGGCAATCGCTGGATTACCTTGGGCATCAACAGATGTCTTGACCTTTTCTTCCTTGTAAGTATAAGAAAACATGTCTCCATCTCGGAAGCCTTGAATAGTTCGACCGTCAACTACAATATTTGCTTTAAGAGCATCATATAAACGTACATCAGCCATTATTTAGTTCCTCCTTAAATGTTAATTTGACCGTTAACCTTAACAGTGTGAATTGCACCAGAACGGGTATAACTGAATTGAAGTCCGTTATAATTCCGCTGTGCGATGTCTTCCTTTGAAGATTGAGCACGTGAAGCTGTTTTAACGGTAAATTGACCAGCATTAGTTTCTGGATTAATTGAAATGATGCCGTTGTTAGTTGCATCAGTAAGAACAGCTGTTACAGTTGCATCGATTTGTGCAATACCAGCATCATCATAGGTAATCTTTTTAGCATTTGAGAGCAATTGTTGAAGCCGAGTTTCAAGTGATGCCTTTACCCAGTCATCCCCATGTAATGCATCAACAAATTCGCCACCCAAAGTTTTACCTTCTGATGTTTGATCTAATCCAGCTTTAGTAACGTAAGTAAAAATGTTACTTTCGTGAAGCTTTTGAATTTGAGTAACTGTTAAATCAACAGGCTTTACTCCACCAATCTTACGGAACTTCCAGGTAACAGACCCCACAGTTTCATTACCTACAGCACCAACAAGGCCACCGATACCATATTCAGCTTCTGCTTGAGTAGTACCGCTAAAGAATGCGATAGTACGTGGTGAATTACCAAACTTCTTCTTAAATTCAGCAGCATTTTCTACATTTTCTGGAGTTGCGGCCATACCAACAACAGCAAAGCGTTCATTCTTACCATCGATAAAGTTAGATAAGGCAACTACATCAGCCCAAACATTAGTTGTATCGGTGGTTACTGGTTGAGTATTTTCTTTTCCTTCTTCACTTGAAGGCAAGATAGTTACCGGTGCTGTTGGATCAGTAGGAATAACTGTGGCAAATTCCCAACCTTCTGGGTAATATGCAGAAGCAGCAGTTGCAACATCGGTATATGTCACAACAAATAACTTGTTGCCATGATCATCTTGGCTAAAGTAACCATTAGCAACTTGCTTCAATAATTCATTTGAGCCATAAGCATTTTGTAAATCTTCATATGAGCCGAATGTTTCTACATTTTGCTTAGCTCCCTTTACAAAAATTGCCAAGTTTCCCATATTTACAGGAATACTTGGCGTTTCAATATTAAGCTTAACTGTAATATCAGATAAAATATTACTCATTTTACATCCTCCTTATATTTAACATGTTCAATTGTGCCTTTGCCTTCATCAATATACGTTTCCCAAAGTCTTAAGCGCATATCAAAACCAAACATAAAGGCGTAATTATTGCTTTCTTCAACATATCGAGGCTGAACTTGCATTCTTTCAACCATCACAATATCGTTATCTTCATAAATGTCTCTTGAAGCAAGATCACCTAAAACCGCTCTTAATTGATTACAGTAATTTAAGGCTTGTAGCTTTGTTTTGGCGTAGATAGTAAAAGAGACAACAGCCTCAAAGGTTCTGTCGTCTTCTAAATAATTTGTTGGTATCTTCGGTGCTACAATATCAAATGCTACAAACGGAGGCTCAGGTGGCTTTCCATTGCCATAAAGTTCAATCATAACTAAATTCAGCCGGCTCTTAATAAGTCGGCTGAAAGTTTTATATAGAATTGAATAATCATAACTTGTTGCCATCTTGTCCCTCCTCACTTTGAAGATAGTACATAGTAACATTGGAATAATCGCTTAGGTCTTGAATGTTGCAAACTCGATAGCGTTTATTCTTATGTTCAACAATCGTATTAATTGGATAATCAGAGTGTTTTGAAAGCCAAATTGCGTTGTATTGAGTGAAATCCACAACATCACGCATTACATTAATAAACGAATACTGACCAACTAAATCATTAGGTACGAATGGTTCATAATAAGTAGTTTCTTGTCCATGGGC